TTAGTTGGAACAGAAGGTACAAAAGTTATTACAGAAAAAACAGGTTTAAAAAGTTTAATTGAATCAGAAGAACAAAAACAAAAAGATAGAAGATCAACTATTGGTCCTAAAGTATTAGCAGACCAAGTAACTCTTGGTGCAGAACTTACAGCACCTATATTTCCTGGTTTAAAACTTTTAAAAGCATATGCTAAGAATAGAAAGCTACCTGTAAATGATACGACAAAAGAAATTATGAATAAAGAAATTGATGAAGTGTTATCAACACAGAACTTAACACGTAGAGATTTTTTAAAAGCAACGGGTGCAGGGGGTGCAGTTATTCTTGCTAAGATGTTAGGCTTTGGAGATGAACTTGCAACAACAACTAAAGTTGCAGAAAAAGTTGCAAAAGATACAGTAGGAACTTATCCTCCACCATATTTTTTTAAACTTGCAGAAAAAATTAGATTTATGGGTGATGACATAACAAAAAAAGCTGCAACACAAGAGAGAGAAGTTGTTACATCATATAAAGATTATATGATGACCGAAGATTTAGGAACAGGTAATATTGTAATTAGAAAAAGAAATGAAGGGGTGTTTTATGATCAAGATGGTATAGTATCAGATGAGTACATGACTTATAGCCCTGGTAGAGCTGATGAAACTACTAAAGTAAAACCAGCAGATGAATATGATGAGTATACTGTAAGACCAGACGGTGATGGTAAACTAACTGACTCTGAAGATGGTCTAGATAACATAGAAGAAATTTTAGAAGAAGTAGGTGACCCTGATTCTTTAACACTTAAAAAATGAAAAAACTAACTAAAACAATACCACCTAAAAGAGGGCCCAATCCACAGGGGTTGAATATTCCTTTAAAACAGGTTAAGGTAGAAGATACACCGGAGAAAATAAATGGCAGATATAGACAAATCGTTACCAAACGTAAAAACATCGATCGAGGTTGATCCTCAAGAAGAAATAGAAATTGAACAAGAGAAATCTTTAGAGGCCCAAGATCCTGGAGTCGAGGTTACACCTAATGAAGATGGAAGTGTTGAAGTTAACTTTGATCCAAGTAAAGTTAATATGGAAGGGACAGAAAGTCACTTCGATAACTTAGCAGAATTATTACCAGAAGATATTACAGATCCAATTGGATCTGAACTTGTAGAAAACTACATGGATTATAAATCTTCTAGAAAAGAATGGGAACAATCATACACAACTGGTTTAGATCTTTTAGGATTTAAATATGAAAACAGAACAGAACCTTTTCAAGGAGCTAGTGGTGCAACCCACCCAGTTCTTGCAGAAGCAGTTACACAGTTTCAAGCTGGAGCTTATAAAGAATTACTACCTGCAGAAGGACCGGTTAGAACTCAAATAGTTGGTAATCCTGACAGAGAAAAAGAAGCTCAAGCTAATCGTGTTAGAGATTATATGAATTATGAGTTGATGGAAAAAATGGAAGAGTACGAACCAGAATTTGATCAAATGTTATTTCATTTACCATTAGCTGGATCTACATTTAAAAAAATTTATTATGACGATTTATTGGGAAGAGCTGTATCTAAGTTTATCCCAGCAGATGATTTAGTCGTTCCGTATTCTGCTACCTCATTAGAGGATGCGGAAGCGATTATTCATACATTAAAAATTTCAGAAAATGATTTAAGAAAACAACAAGTTAATGGTTTTTATTCTGATATTGAATTAGAAAAACCACAAAGTGTTACTAAGGACGAAGTAGAAAATAAAGAAAGAGAATTAGAAGGTAGTAAAAAAACTGGTAAGCAAGAAACAATTTTTACTTTGTTAGAGTGTCATGTTAATTTAGATTTAGAAGGTTTTGAAGATAAAGATGCAGAATTAAATCCAACAGGAATTAAACTACCTTACGTTGTGACTGTCGATGAGACTTCAAGAAAAGTTTTAGCTATTCGTAGAAACTACGAACCTACAGATCCAAAAAGAAATAAGATCCAATATTTTGTACATTTCAAATTTCTACCGGGACTAGGATTTTATGGCTTTGGATTAATCCACATGATTGGCGGATTGAGTAGAACTGCAACTGCTGCACTCCGTCAATTGTTGGATGCAGGAACACTATCTAATTTACCTGCTGGATTTAAACAACGTGGTATTAGAGTAAGAGATGAAGCAGCCCCACTACAACCTGGAGAGTTTAGAGATGTAGATGCACCTGGTGGTAATTTAAGAGATGCATTTATGACTTTGCCTTACAAAGAACCTTCTACAACTTTACTACAATTAATGGGTGTTGTTGTACAAGCTGGTCAAAGATTCGCGGCTATTGCTGACATGCAAGTTGGTGATGGTAATCAGGGCGCTGCAGTAGGAACTACTGTTGCACTTCTTGAACGTGGTTCACGTGTTATGTCTGCTATTCATAAAAGATTATACTCAGGTATGAAACAAGAATTTAGATTATTATCAAAAGTATTTAAAACTTATTTACCACCTGTTTATCCTTTTGATGTTGTTGGTGGAAAAAGAGAAGTTAAACAAATGGATTTTGATGACAGGGTAGATATCTTACCAGTTGCAGATCCAAATATATTTTCAATGGCACAAAGAATTTCAATGGCACAAACTGAATTGCAACTTGCAACATCACAACCACAACTACATAATTTATATCAAGCTTACAGAAAAATGTATGAAGCGTTGGGTGTAAAAAATATTGATCAGGTTTTACCTCCCCCTGCTCCAATGCAACCAATGGATCCAAGTTTAGAACACATAAATGCTTTGGGTGGAAAGCCTTTTCAAGCATTTCGTGCGCAAGATCATAGAGCACACATTACTTCTCACTTAACTTTTATGTCTACTAACATGGTTAAAAATAATCCACAGATTATGGCAGCTATTCAAAAGAATATTTTAGAACATATTAGTTTGATGGCGCAAGAACAAGTAGAATTAGAGTTTGCAGAAGCTATACAACAAATTCAAATGCTTCAACAACAGGCTCAACAAGACCCTCAAGCTCAACAACAACTACAAAAAATGTCTCAAGACATAGAAGCAAGAAAATCTGTGCTAATTTCTGAATTAACAGCTGATTTTGTTAAAGAAGAAAAAGAAATTACGTCACAATTTGATTCAGATCCATTATTAAAACTAAAATCACGTGAAGTTGACCTACGTGCGATGGAAAATGAACGAAGAAAAGAAGCTGATGAAGCAAAAGCAGACCTTGATAGAGCAAAATTGGTTCAAGCAAGAGATATTTTTGACGATAAGCTAGAACAAAACCAAGATTTAGCAGAATTAAGAGCTGGAGTAAGTCTTGCAAAAAAAAATAATAGTAATATAAATTAGTAAAGGTAAATATTATGATAAATTATAAAAAATCAAAAGAAGTAGCAGTTCCTGAGCAGAATATTGAAGTAGATCCAAGATCTAAAACTACTGCAGATGGTGCTTTCAACTATATTCCTACTGGAGACAAGGAAAAAGTTAGAGGTACTAAAAGAATGCTATCTGAAAAGAAAAAAATAGCTACTTGGTACTAACATGTGGTTTCAGGCAATTAAATTAGCCGTTTCTGCTGGAAGTAAAATTTACGCTAACAAGCAGAAGACTAAAATGGCAATGTCAGACGCACAGTTAATGCATGCGTCTCGTATGGCCGAAGGAAAAGAAGCTTACCAAGGCAAACTTCTTGAGGCTAGGCAATCGGACTGGAAGGACGAGGCCGTTTTGATAATTCTCTCGGCGCCAATCGTAATTTTGGCGTGGGCAGTCGTAAGTGAGGACCCAACAGCGATGGACAAAGTAAAATTATTTTTTGATATGTTCTCTACGCTCCCGTCATGGTTCACAAATTTGTGGATTCTTGTCGTTGCGAGCATTTATGGTATAAAGGGTACACAAATTTTTAAAAATCACGGAGGAAAAAAATAATGAGAAAAAAAATGATGGGTGGTGGAATGACAAATAGAATGATGTATAAAGAAGGCACACCTAAACCAGGTAAAAAAAAGATAGATCCTAAAAAACAACCAGGACTAGCTAAATTAAAAAAGAAAGCTCCTCAAGTTGTAGCTAAAATGGGATACTTTAAAAAAGGTGGTAAAGCATAATGGCTAAACTTTGTCCAAGAGGAAAAGCTGCAGCGAAGCGTAAATTTAAAGTTTACCCTTCTGCGTACGCTAACATGTACGCATCAGCAGTGTGCTCAGGTAAAGTTACACCAGGTGGTAAAAAGAAAAATAAAAAAGCCGACGGTGGTTTAATGAAACAAGAATTTCGTGTTGGTGGATTAGCTAGACGAAAGAGAACAAGTTGTGCGTAGAAATTTTGCAGAAGGTGGTTTAAGAAAATGGGTATCAGAGAAATGGGTAGACATTGGAGCACCGAAGAAGAACGGGAAATATCAACCCTGCGGGAGAAGCAAAGGCTCGAAGAGAAAATATCCAAAATGCGTCCCACTTGCAAAAGCCACACGGATGTCAAAAGGGCAAAAGGCGAGTGCTGTCAAACGAAAACGAGCAGCGGGTAATCCTGGTGGTAAACCAACTAACGTAAAAACATTTGCATAATGAATTTAGAAAAAGATTTACAAAGATTAAAAAAAGAAAAAGCATTAAAAGAATCTGCTATTGCTCAACTTAGAAAAAGAAGTAAAG